CGCCTGCTGAAATACAAGATGTAGCGATACGTGGCGGTTTGGCAACCATTGAGGATTTTAACACAACACCTACTAATGTAACTGAAGATACTCAAGACCCTTGGTACGAAGGGGCTTCAGACTTTGTAAAGGAAAACATGGACATCCCCATGAGTATAACTATGGGTATTGCTGGGGCAAAGATTGGAACAGCAGGAGGGCTTGTTGGTTCTGCTATTTTAGGAACTGTGGGAAGCGTAGTAGGTGCTTTTAGCGGTACTTTAATTTCAGATGAGCTGGCAGGTAAAGATTTAGATTTTGGAAAAGCAGTTGAAACCGCCCTACTTACTGGTGGTGTTGACATAGCTATGCTTGCGTTCCCTGCTCCTATTAGAGCATCATTCTTTGCTACTAGAAGAGCATTAGGTTTTAGCCCTAGAGAAGTAGCTAACGAAATTATAGCTAACGCTGGTAAAGTAGCGGATGCAGGAACAACAGAGTCTTTAAAAGCCACACAAAAGTTATTAGAGGCACAGGGCGCGTCTTTGTCTCGTTATCAGACAGGTAACGCAAGTGCTTTAGAAGTCTTTGGTGAAAAACTAGGACAAGCTGGTGTTGTGTCAGGTAGAGAAGCGACTGAAAACATGGATAAAGTTAATCTTGCTGCTCAAACAACCCTTAATGATCTTATTGGAGCAGTAGATATAAGAACAGGTGCTTCCCCTACTGAGCTAGGGGCTGGTCTTTATGATGTTATTAATGCAGGAAAACAAGCACTCAGTCAAGTCTACGGTGAAGGACTAGAAAAAATCTCTACTAAGGTAGCTAATAACGTAGTAAACACAAAAGGCATTAGTAAAAAACTACAAAGTTTCTTAGCTTCTAAGCAGGAAAAAACTTTTGGTTTGGTTAACGGAAAAGAAAAAACAAAACTAATATCAACACTAGACCCTGAAGCAGCTAAGTTTATTAAAGAGCAGCTTTCAGGTGCGTTAGAACTAGGTAATATGTCTGCACAAAGCCTACTTAAGGTAGACAAGTTGATTACACAACAGCTACGTAAGTTTGGTGACATTAAGTCTCCTAGCTACAACAGTGTTGCAGACGCGCAGTTGGGAGAAATGCAGGACATTCTAAAAACAGCCTTTATCGACACGTTAAAACAGGCTGATCCTAAAGCTGCCGAAGCCTATCGTCTTTTAAAATTGTCATATAAAGAAGGTAGTTCTGGCTTGTTACCTGTTATTAATAAAGGCACAATACAGAATGCAGATAAAGGAAACTTTGACGTACTGGGTAATTTACTAACTACTCAGACTAACACTAGTAAAATAGCAGCCATGATGAATAGCATTGATGAGGCATACGTTCAGTTAGGCAAAGTAAAAGGATTGCCTTCTGAAATACCTTACGCTACAGCTAAGGAAGCTAAACAAGCAATTAAGCAGTCATTTTTAAAGAACCTAATGCCTAATGTAAATTCTGCTACCTTTGATATTAAAGAGTATGCTTCCTTAGCTTCTCAGTTTTCCACGCCAGCAGGTAACAAAAGATTACAAGTTATACTGGGTAAGGACTATGCTCCTGTAAAACAAGTGTTTAACTTATTTACGGAAGCAAGTAAAAGACCAGAGGGTAACTTTGGAACATTGTTTTTACGAGGTAAGGAATTTGCAACTGTAGGAGCAGCCGTAGGAGGTACAGCAGTTGGTGGCCCACTGTTGGGCATGGGTTCTGCTGCCGCTGTGCTTATGGCTCCTGTGTTTCTTGCTAAAGCAGCCGTTAACCCTAAAGCTGTCAACAAGCTGTTAGCTTTTGATAAGATGACGTTTAAGAATGATATCTTTAAAGAGAAAGCCTTGACCTTGATTATTAGTGATGTGTTAAATGGACTTACAAAGGAAGAGCAAGCGGAGCTACGCAACAACATTAGAGAACAGTATAACTTAGGTGACTAAAGTATGGCTATTAATCAAGCATTAAACGCAGCGGAGTTTTTACGATCTCTTGGTTTAACTGGTTCTCAGAAAGCTGACGAACTGGGGGGCTTGTATGACGAAAGAAAAGCAAACTTTGAAGACAATGCAAACCGTCAGGCTCTTTATGCTGACGAGAGGATTCCTGAGAGGTTCCGTAACCCTGAAGCTATTGCTCGTGCTAATGCTGCCTTGCCACCTACCGAACAGTTACCACAGTATGCTAATCTAGCGGAGACAGCGTTGTCAGGCGCTGGACAGACCGCAGGCTTACTGGGTGACTCTGTAGGGGCGTTTGTTCCTCAGTGGGTAGAGGACACGTTAGGGAAAGCAGGGGAGCTTGTCATGTCCACTGACGTGGGTCAGAAAGCAGGAGAGCTTATATTAGATTTTTCTAAGGAAAACCCACGAGCTTCGGAGAACTTAGGGAATGTGTTTAACGCAGGTTCGCTAGTAGTTGGTGGTGGGCTAGTCAAATCAGGAGCAACTGCTAACAAGGGTGCTTGGGCTGCTGGTGTTAAAAACTACATTGATAATTTTTATGGTAATGACAAGCCAGATGTTGACCCCTCAAAACTAGAAAAAACTTTAGGAAGAATAGCTTTAAAATTTAAAGGCGCAAGCACTACGGACACAAACGTAGCAATGGCCGGTAAAAAGATTACTGGTCTTATGAAGTGGGGAGCTGGTGGTGCTGCATCTGCTATTGATAGTCTTTTTAACCCCGTTTCTCGTGGTTTATACAAAGAAACTGGAATAAGCAGGAAAGGACAAAAGGCTGTTAATGATTTACTTCTTAAAAATAACGGCAAGCCTACTGATAGAGATTTAGACAAGGCAGTAGCTCAAGTAATCTTTAACAGACACCTTATAGAACAATCAGATCGTCAAGGTGAAATAGGTAGCCCTCTTCTTGAGATTGAAGATTTTTCTAATCTACAAGGCTATAAACCAGACACTCTTGAAAACTTCCGTAAGGGTGCAGCGGCTACTAAATTTACCACACCTGACGGGAAACAACGTAGAACTGCGAGTACTGTTATTGATACAGCCTATGCTAAAATAAACAAGGCTTGGGGGAATAAAACAGATTCTAAAAGAAAAATTGTATTCAAAGAACCTAGCGGTGGGAGGTCTGGGGATCATCTTAAAGATTTAGCGTTTAAACATCCAGCAAACAAACACATCAGAAAAGTTATTTCAGAACACAAAGGAACACTTAGTGTTGAGGAGTTATGGAAAAAGCTTAAAGTTATTGCAGATAAAGAAAAGACATTCCAAATTACACAAACATTAGACCAAGTAAAAAAAGAGGGTCTATGGGTTCAGTCAGGTATGAAAGGAACTGCTGTTGTTGAAGGAGGAGTTAACGGTTTAATGAAGATTCTACCCAATGGAAGAGCCATTGGTTTCATGTCAGACAAACATGACTTCTTGGAGAAGTTACCCGTTGTTGGCAAGTTTCTTGAGAAGGCCCTGCCTAGAGAACTAATGGCGGTATCTGGCCCTATGCATATGGATATAATGGGTACTCGTTGGGCAGAACAAGCTTTAGAAAAAGCAGGTAAAAAAATAGTCAAGAGAGAAAAGTCTAGTCCCAACAAAAGAGATGACAGACCTGACATAAATAAAACACTTGAAGACTATGTATCTGCCAGACCGACAGCTTACGGAGTAGCTCGTGGTTTTGACCCTCTAACAGGGACTGGACTAATGGCAGCAACTACAGGCAATAAGGAATAAAAAAGGGGCCACTTAAGGCCCCTTAGTTTTATCTATACTATTTCACATGCACCCCCTACACATGCTAACTCTTGACTACCTGTCGTGTTGTCTTCCTTCTCATACTGTTCTAGGTCAGTCCACTTAACATCCACTGGCATTGCTGCTACTAACTCTTTGTACTTCTCAGCAGTGATGTCCTCATACGGAGCTTGTTGATATACATGATCACTAAATGGCAACAAACTAATACCACTACACAAGTCGAAGTTATCCCATATCCATTGAGCTACTTGGAGGAACTCATTATCAGTGTAATAAACAGTGATGCTTGGTTTGTGTTCGCACCAGTGGTTCTGATATGCTTTCCAAAGTTCTAGCTGCTGCATTGCTCCTACTTGTTTGACCGTCACACTAGTGCTTGGTGCTTTCACAGGGAAGCTAAACACAGATGACGATGGACTCATCAGGTCTTGTTCCACAGGGAAGCCCATGTTGGACATGAAGACTGCAAGCGGGTCTTTGTTGTCACTACGTACTCTGCGAATGTAATACTCAGAGAAGCGAGGATGGATGCCAGAAGCAGAATCGACAAGCTGAGAAACAGTACCACTTGGCTTAACGCATGTAATAGCCGCAGATTGAGCAATCCCAAGTGTTGCAGCCCATGTTCTATTAGTCTCCACACAAACATCTCTTATCTCCTCTAGCCACTTCGACAAGTCCTTTGACTCTCCCTTACTCAGCAGGTAGTGATCCATTATACCTGTCATGCTAACGCCCAGCAATGCCTCTTCCTCAGTGTTTCTTTTCCATATGTTACGCAGGTATCTAAAGTCTGTTAGCGTAGCCTGTAGCGTACCTATGATGGACGCAATCTCTGCCTTAGCCTTCAGTGTCTTGAGTGTGTCATCTTCACGGACAACAATCTCTGACAGGTTACAGAACTGATTACTGCGTAGGATGATCTCTGAGCATGGGTTAGTACCAAAGTCCTGCTCTGCATCTCTACGTCCGTTACGTGCTGCTATCTTCTGTGCTGCTACACGACTAAAGATACCACGCTCACCTGCCTTACTCTCGTACATTGTCTGCATCTCTGACAGGAATGACTCAAAGTCTGGCTTCTCTGTGTACGCTACGCTGTTGTTGGCTAGTCTACGCTGTCCTTCCAGCTCCCACCAGTTACCTGACTTGGCCTTAGCCATACGTGGGTCAGATAGATTAGACAGGCTGATCAATGCTGAACGTCTAACACCACCTACAACTACAATGTCAGCAATCTTACACACAACATCGTGACACTCAATGCTGGTCAGCTTGCGTCCTGCTGCCTTGCTGAACTTCTCAACACAGAAGTTGAACAGATCAATCAAAGGCTCAGGGCCACTGGCTCTACCACCGAAGGTCTTAAGTCTCTCACCGGACAGACGTACCTTGCTCATGTCCCAGTTAGGTATCTTACCTGCGTAGAGCATAGCGATAAGCTCACGGAATGCAGAGGCCCACCCTATCTTACTGTCCGACACGACAATGGTGCTGTCAGTCTTGTGGAATGTCTCTGCAATGACAGGTAGCTTGGTGATGAAGTTACGTTCAACACTGAAGCCTACACCTGTACCACACATCAGGACATACATCAGCTCGTCAAAGCTGCGCGGTGAGTCAATGGCTAGGTAGCTACAGTTGAAGCCTGCTACGTTGTCCTTGTCTAATGCTACTCCTGCTGTCATCATGCAGCGCATGGATGGCATAACGTCTAGGTTATGTATAGCCTTGTACAGTTTACTAGCTACCTTGTCATCTATCTGTCCACGTTCCGTCCAGAAGTTTACGTATCGTTGTACTGTTTCCTCCCATGTCTCACGTCTGCCTGCCTCAGGTATCCATCGTGCGTATCTGCTCTTGTGTATAAACTGTTGGTACTGATCCATTATGTGTTCTCCTCTGTTACCATATCTGTTAATCTACGTAAGTACCAACCTGCTTTCTGTAAGTCCTCCACCTGCTTGCCCTTGTAGTCATAGCGCCACAGGTACTTCATGCAATTGCCCTTGAGGTAGCCTTTGAATGCGTGACTGGACATGGACTCCTCTATTGCATCAATACACTCTATGTTGCCTGAGTTGTAATGCTTGGGCGCACCTACCATGTCTTCTTGTTCTTCCT